TGGATATACAAGTGCATTTGCTTGGAAATTTACTCAATTTGGTAAAACAGTTCTTGCTGTAAATGGTACAGCTAAAATTCAATACTGGACTATAGGAACTTCAACTGTATGGGCAGATGTAGCAACTTCTCCTACAGCAAAACAAATAACAGTAGTAAGGGATTTTGTAGTAACAGGAAGTTTAGCAACAGGAGCTTTAGGTCGCTCTACAGTAAGATGGTCAGATATCAATGATGAAACTGATTGGGCAGCAGGCTCTACATCACAATCAGATTTACAAGTAATCGCAGATGGTGGTAATGTTGTAGGTCTTACAGGTGGAGAATTTGGTTTAGTATTTTTAGAAAAATCAATTCAATTAATGTCTTATGTAGGCTCACCATTATTCTTCCAATTTGACAATATCTCAAGAGGATTAGGTTGTTTAAACGGAAATTCTATTTGCCAGTATAATCAAGTGTCATTCTTTTTAAGTGATGATGGATTTTATAGTTGTGATGGTAGTCAAGTAACTCCTATTGGAAATGAAAAAATAGACAGGTGGTTTTTTGATGATGTTGATTTGTCATTACTAGATAACATGAGTGCTTCTATAAACCCTGCATTAAATATTGCAATATGGAATTATGCTAATGTAGCTGGTGGAAGAAGTATGTTGGTTTATAATTGGACATTAGGTAAATGGTCAAGAGTAGAAACCACAGCTAATGTTTTAGGCAATATAGCGACCATAGGAACGACTTTAGAAGGATTAGGTACTCTAGGGTACACCGACATAGATGTTATGCCAGCAAGTTTAGATGCACGACTTTGGGTAGGTGGTAAATTCTTATTTGCTGGTGCTACAGATACAAAAATATCTACATTTACAGGCTCAACATATAACTCTGAATTAGTTACTACTGATTTAGAAGATGGGTACAATTCTGTAATTAATTTAATAAGACCACAGATAGATAATGGAAGTGCAGATATAGCAGTTGCTAGTCGCAGAGAATTAGATGATTCTATTATTTTTGGTGCTACAGTATCTACAACATCAGAAGGTAGAGCTAATGTAAGAACTGGTGGTAGATATCACAGGGTATCTGTTAAACCTACAGGCTCATGGACAAATGCTATGGCTATAGATGTAGACTTTAAGCCACAAGGCACTAGATAATGGATTGGTTTAATAAGTTAAAAGATTATGCACAAACAATACATGGGAATCAATATATAAATGAAGCTGTTGATACTTATGGAAGTCAAACTGGTGTAAATGTAAATAATGAAGCAGATGCTTACAGGCATTTATTATGGACAGCAGAAATGGCAAGAAAAACAAATCCAACAATATCTCAAATGGTTAGTGATTATCACGAAAATGTAAAATTACCTTTAGGAATATTAGGTGCAGCACATCCGTTGCAAACTGAAGAAGAAAAAAAAATGGATTTATATAATAATGCAATTGGAATAAACATAGGTGAGCAAAGTCAATCTTATGAAGATACTGTTAGATTAGCTAAAGAAGCAATAGAAAAAAATCGTGCTATGGTTATAAATGAACCTATGATGACTTATACATCTTATGCTAAACAAAAAGGTTTATTAGATAATTTTAAAAAAGGCACTAGATAATGTATAGAACCTTGCCTTATCAAGGTGGAGAGCCTAGAGCAGTTGCAGAAGTTTTAAATAATTCTATGGCAGGAAAAACAAACAACACAGGCTCTGTTACTTTAAGAGCTTCTAATACAACTACAACTATTACTGATGAAAGATTAGGCTTTGATAGTGTTATTTTATTATCAGCATTAACTGCAAACGCAGCAGCACAAAATCCTTATATTTCTACTAAAGCTAAAGGAAGTGCAGTAATAACTCATACAAGTGTAGCAAGTGCAGATTTAAACTTTGATTATATTATAGTAGGATAAATGATATTATTGCACTATGAAATTATATATCGTACCAACAAATCATATACAACAGTATTGGCATTTAGCTGAACCATTACTACAAAGAGCTTTAGATAAGGGTAATGATGAGTTTACTGCTGATACACTTAAACTAACAGTAGCACAAGGACAACAGCAATTACTGCTTTTGATGAAAGATAAGGAGTGCTATTGTGCTTTGACTGTACAATGGGTGATGTACCCTAATGCAAGAATTGCTTACATTACTTATATTGGCACTAGAAAAGAGAGTGGTGCTATTACAAAACAGGGGTTTGAACAATTTAAAAGTTGGGTCAAGCATAATGGTGGAACTGCAATACAGGGTGCTACTAAATTTGAAAGTATAGCTAGACTTTGGTCAAGACTATATGGTTATAAAAAGAAATACACACTTATGGAGCTTAAACTATGAAATTTTTACCAACCACATTTAAAATATGGTTATTAAAATTACTTTACAAAGATATTGCATCTTTAGGAAGTGATGGAGATACAGAACTTGCACATATTAATAAAAAAGAATCTAACTTATTAATATCTATTGGCGGTTCTGGGACTTTAAATACTATAACTGGATTAAGAGAATATAAAGGTGGTGGTGGTGGACAAACTACAGAAACTACACAAAATATTGACCCTGCAATATTACCTTATATTACTTATGGGTTAGATGAAGCTAAAGGATTATATCAAGCAGATGGTCCAGAATATTATCCTGGACAAACTTATGTAGACCCTTCATCTCAAACAACATCAGCTTTAGCAGCAGCAGAAGCAAGAGCAAGAGCTGGAAGTCCATTAATTCCAGCAGCTCAAGCTCAAGCATTAAATACAATACAAGGCGATAGATTATCAGCAGGAAATCCTTATTTTTCAGCTATGATGGCTAATGCAGCTAAACCTGCTGTAACAGAATTTAACAAAGCAATTAGAGATGTGACAAGTACATCCTCTCAAGCAGGTAGATATGGTTCATCAGCAATGGACCAATTAGCAAGTACAGCATCATCTAATTTAGCAGACTCATTATCAGGTAGAGCAGCAGAACTTGCCTTTAATAACTATGGTGCTGAAAGAGGATATCAAAATCAAGCAATAGCTAATGCCCCACAAATGGCTATGGGAGATTATCAAGACATTAATCAATAAGCTAAAATTGGACAAACACAAGAGGCTTATGGAAAAGAAGCACTAAATGCAGATATTGGTAGATTTGAATATGGTCAAAATGCTCCTTATTCAAAACTAGAAAGTTATTTAGCAGCAGCTTATGGTGCTCCTGCCCCTATTAACAGCACCTCAACATCATCTGGAGGTGGTAAATAATGGCTACTGGAATGATGGTTGGTGCTGGAATTGGTGCTTTAAGTGCAAAATTGCAAGGCGAGAATATGTTTAAAGGGGCTTTTTTAGGTGGGGCTTTAGGCGGAGCTGGAGGAGCACTAGGTAGTGCAATACAAGGTGGAACTGCTGCTGGAGCTTCTACTGCCGCAGTAAACTCTTTAGGTGGAGGTTCTGCTCTTTTGAGTGGTTCAGGTGGAGCTTTAGGTTCAAGTGTTGGTTCAGGAACTGCTGGTTTTATAGGCGGTGCAGCACAAACATCATACCCACAAGCATTATTAGGTAACGCTACTGGTAATATAAATGCTTATGCTATTCCAGAAACATTAGGAAGTTCTTTTTCTAGTGCTATTCCAGAAACATCTCAAGTTGTTAATAACAGTTATGTTCCTTTTGGAAATGATTATGGAACAACAAGTAATTTTGGAAATTCTCAACTAAATGGAACAAAAGGTATTGGTCCAAATATGTCAGCTCAACAAACATTTTTAGATACAACTCCAGATATTAGTCAAGGTAACTTTGGAACTCCTCAACAATTAAATTATGCAGATGAAATGGGGATGCAAAGACAACTTACTCATGGATATACTGATGGCGTTGCTAATAAAACTAATACTAATATAGGTGCAAATTTTAATACCGACCAAATAACAAAATCAACTCCAAGTGATTTAAAACTGGCACAAGGTGGTTATGAAAAACCTCTATATGAGAAAGCCTTTGATAGTGTTATGAGTTACGCATCAGAAAATCCAATTCAAATGGCAGCTTTAGGTTTAACTGCTTTTGGTGATAAAGGTACATCATCAAATACAGCTCCTCCTCGTTCTGGTGGTGGAAGCGTGTCAAGAAGCCCATTTGTTAGAATGAAACAACCAATACTTAATGTAAGAAGGACAGTATAAATATGGCATCATTACTAGACTATGATTTTGATTTAGATAAAATGTTAGGCGTAACAGCTAGTCCTGTTAATGCTTTATTAGATAATCCTAATATGGATTCACAAAAAAATGTAGCCGCAGGTTTTGGGGCATTAGCTCCACTTATAACAGGATATGGAAGAAAAAGTGCCGCACAAATTGCTTTAGAAATGGCAGTAGGTGCAAAAGTTGGTAGACAAGGGGTTATAGATAAAGAAACAAAAGGTTATATGACCCAGCAAGAGATACTTACTCAAACATTAAAAAATAGAAAGCTGAATCAAGATATTAGGCTTAATGAGTATGCAGAAGCAGATGCTCCTTTAAAGTCAAAAAAGTTAGGTTATGAAACATCTGAAGCAAAAAATAAAAGTATACTTTCAGACACTCAAATAGATGGAATTAAAAGATTAATTAAAACACTTCCAGAACATGAACAATATGAACTAGCTACAGTTGGACCAAAGGCTTTTTATAACAATCGCCCAATTACTCAACAAGACAGGATATTTTATGAGTCTATAGGTGTACCAAATAGGTTTCAAATACCAGAAGATAAAGTAAATATTATTCGTGAGTATAATTTAACTATGCCACAAGAAGCAGCAGACAGGCATAATGTGTTAGAACAAGCAAAACAAGCAGCCGACCCATCTAATTACAATCCTAATTATGTAACAGGAAAATTAGAATTTGCAAAAAGTTTAATAAATAATAATAAATTAAATAAAAACAACAATAGAAATTTCACTGAAGAATATAATAATAAAAATAATTATTCTCAAAATGAAAAATTTGTTGGGTTTAAACAGGTTGATGGAAAAGATATATATCATGGTATGGGTGGGGAAAGATATACTAGAGATGAATTTAACAATCTAGGCAGAAGAGAAATTCTTATGCACAATCCAGCTATGAATAAAGACCAATATTTAAAAAAATATAATGAGATTTCAAATGATAAAGTATCTGACCAAAAAATTCTTCGGTTTGGTATAGCTGCAAATAAAGATTTACAAAGAAATATTGAAAAGATAATGAGTAAACCAGAAACTCTTAAAAAGTTATTTACTACTGGCGGTAGATTTAGAGTTAAATTTAATGAAATGACTGCTGGTTGGTTTGCTGAATTTGGTGGAGATGCACAAGATGTTAAAAACTTTATAGAAACATTAAAAGCAAAACAATTTACTGCTGGTATTACTGCAATGAGAAATGCAAACAAAACTGGTGGTGCTGTAGGTAATGTATCTGACAAAGAGGTTGCAATGTTTCAAAATATGGAGCAATTTCTTGACATAACTGGTTCTGGTGGAAATATGTATGTAGCATTAAAAGACCTATACCAAAAATCTAAAGAAGTTTCAGATTATTATAATGGAGTTTATATTGCAGATTACGGACAAGCTGAATTTAAAAAAAGTAATCTACCTTCCGCAGCTCATCTTTATAAAAGTTTTGGCTCTGATGGAGATTATGCAGATACTCTTGAAGAAGCCTTGATGAGGGGTGGATTTGACCCAA